AGACGCCTCGACCAGCTCCGATTGAAGATAGCGCTTCGGGCTCCAAGGGTCCTTGTCTCCTTCCCCCTTCATCGACTTCGCCGCAAGCGGCCGGAAGCCGACAGACACCGCAGGCAATAGGCCTTGCTCGGCCAGGCTGCGGATTTCGTCAATGCGCTGCGAGGTGCCGGCGGCGGCAAACTCGAGCCGCCCGACAAGGCGATTGCCCTCGATGCGGACATCCTTCCATCGTCCGATTGGCGCATTGCTGTTGTGATTGAAAAGCGCGATCGGATTCCGGCGAAAGTTGGTCAGGTCCCACCCGCCAGCCTCTACCACCTCGCCCGAGCGGTCGACCGTCTCGTCACTCAGGACATACTCCGCCCCGCCGGTCGAATGGGCTACCGCCTTGAAGATGATCTCGCTCATACCGGGGCCCCCTCGTCCGGCGGCTCGAAAAGATCGGCCTCGTCCATGCCGGCCGCGATGATGTCCTCCACCGCCGAATAGACCTCGGCAATCTCCTCGTCGGAATCGTCATCGATGTTTACCACCCGCAGAAGCCTCAGCTCCCTCAGCACATCGTCGGCGATCTCTCGCGCAGTCTTAGGCATGTCAGCTCCTAAACCCTCGGCGATCCGATCCGAATGTCGCCTATCCCGAGCATCTGCAGCAACCAAAGCACCACGATCACCACCACCACGATGTGAATGATCCGCTTGAGCGTCGCGTCGATCGGCAACGTGTTGATGAGATACAGCACCAGCCCGAGAATGATCAGCCAGATCAGCAGCGAAATCAGGCTCATGAGACCGCCCGGATAACCTGAAACGTTATTCCCGCAGTCAGGACCACGATCCTATTATCCGGAAACAGCGCTTGCGCTCGCTCCTTCAGCTCATCCCGCTCCGCAAGTGTCAGCCTGTCGTCGGTGCTGATAATCACCGTATCCCCAGGCCGGACCTCAGCCACTTCGAGTCTCATTCTCTCACCCAATCATAGCCATAAAGTCGACATTCGCCGCCGCCTCGAAGGTCCCCGCCACCGCCGTAGCCATCGCCAGCGCAACCATGCCGTCGATCCGCCCGTGCGATTTCTTCTTGTCGAGCGTCCGGTTGCCTTTTTCGTCCGCCTTCACCGTCGCATTCTGCGCGCACATGGTCAGCACCGGATGCCCGCCATGGCGGATCGTCCCATTCAAGAGCTTGGCCTCGAGCGACAGCATCGCCGGCGACATCGTCTGCGGGCCCTGCGCCAGCGGCTCGAATATCGCAAAGTCGCCGTCGACCTGGTCCTCGCCGAAGCCCGCATCGAGCAGCAGCGGCTTCAGGTGCTGAAATCCCCACCTATCAAAGCCGATCTTCCGCACGTCGTGCGCATGGCAGAAGTCCCAGAGGAATTGCGCCACGAAGCGATAATCAATCGAGGGCCCCGGCGTCGTGGCCATGAAGCCGTCCCGGTGCCACACGTCATAAGGCACCCGGTCGAGCCGTGACTTCTCCCGCAATCCGTCCTCTGGCAGCCAGAAAGTCGGCCGCACGTGCCAGGTCCCCTCGACCGGCGCCATCGCCACGAAAGCCGTCAGGTCCGAGACGCTAGACAGATCGAGCCCGGCAAACACCGGAAGCCCGTCGAAACTCGCTACAACATCACCGCCACAAGCCTGCCAAACCTTACGCGAGATAAACGGAGCCGATGCGTCGACGCGTTGGTTTAGCGTGTAATTACGGTAAAGAGCCTCCTGCGAGGGCATTCGCCGCGCGTCCTCGGCCTGGCGCCGGAGCTCGCGGATATTCAGAAAGTCCCCAGCCGCCGGATTCGCCGCCCTGATCGCCGCATCCGAGAAAGGATCGAGGTCCATAGGCGCGGTGTAAAGGCTCACCACCTTCGTCGGGTCCGCGCCCGTCAAGGCGTCATCGATCAGGATCGACAGCAAATCCCCGTCCGTCGGCGCCTGCGTCGAGATGATGATCGACATAGGCCGCTCGTGCGCCCCCATCGCATTCTCGATGGCGTTGTAAAGCTCCGACCGCGGGCCCCGCACCTGCCCGAGCTCGTCATGCACCGCGAATACCGGGCTCTGCCCGTGCGCCGTCGCCACCTCCGCGGACAGCGCCTTGTAGCGCGTCCCCAAGGCAGGGCAGTGCAGCTCCTTGACCGTCTCCTTGATCGCCACCACCGCGTGAATCTTTGGCGATAGCCGGACCATTTTCGCCGCGAGGGCAAACAGCACCCCGGCCTGATCCTTAGACTGCGCCGTGCTCGGTATCTGAGAATTCGGCCGCGCCTCGGGCCCGCACAGATGCAGCAGCAACAGGAAAGCCGCCATCGTGGTCTTGGCGTTTTTCTTCCCGAAGCTCAGGATCGCGGTCCGCGTCCCGGCCGGGTTGTCGTAGATCAGCTTGATGTCACGCTTTTGCCACGGCCGAAGCTTGACCGCCTTGCCGACGTCCTTGCCGTCAGGCACCCGGCAGTAGAATTGAATCCAGCGGATATTCCGCTCCGCGCGCGTTTCCTTCCGCCGCACTCACATATCCCAGGGCTTTTCGCCCTTCAGCGTCCGGTCCGCCAACCGCGCCGCGCCCTGCGGCTGCCAGCGGCTTTGATTGGTCAGCCGCAGCTTTGTCGCCTTGTCCGCCGCCGCCCGGCCCTCGGCGTCACGCACCTTGCACAGGTCGGAATACCTTTTCACGCCGTCTTTGCTCTTGAGCCAATCCGACTGAAATAGCTCGATAATCTGGCTGACCTTGTCCGCCGTCGCCCGGTGCCGGCAGTAGTCCTTGAGCAGGTCGCGTGTCGCCGCCGTCGAGATGAATTCCGTCGGCTCGCTCGACACCACAAGCCGCCAGATGTCCGCCGCCTCCGGAATCAGGTCGTCCGGCGGGCTGACCTTCGTCCCGAAGCTGCCCTCTACCACAGTCGGTGGCGTCGAGGATGCCGACTTACGCCCGCGCTGCAGCATCAGGCCACCTCCGGCACTCTATCCACCTGCATTTCGGCGAAGGTCGCTCCCGTCGCCTCAAGCGTTGCCGTCCCGCTGGTAAACTGCTGCCAGCGGATCACACCAACGTCGACATAGACCGGCGACAACTCGAGAGCGCAGCAGGACCGCCCAGTCATTTCCGCCGCGATAATCGTGCTGCCGGAGCCGCTGAAAGGCTCGTAGACCACGCCGCCAGATGGACAACTGTTGCCAATCGCCCGCTGCGCCAATGCGACGGGCTTTTGCGTCGGATGCAGATAATCCGCGCCATTGTCCCGCTTCACTTGCCAGATATCCGAAGCACAGTCGGCAGTGCGAGGCCCAAACCAGTATTCATTCGCACCGCCCTTGCCCTTCCACCCGTAGAAGATAACCTCGAATTGGCTGTGGTAGTTATTCCGACGCAGGACAATATTTCCCTTATCCCAGATGATGATCGACGGCATCTTCCGCAGATACGCGTCAAACAGGCTGTAATACATCGTCACATTGGAAGAGCCGCCGCAGAAGTAGAGCCGGGCGTCGTCCGTCGTAGCGTGATCCAGAGCCTGCTTGAATGCGATCGGAATGGCGGTCTGCGTGATGTCCCCAGCGATTGTGTCAGATGCCGAGCTTCCATGGTAAGCCACGCCATAGGGCGGATCGGTGAAGACCACATCGGAGCGCCGATCGCCGAGCAGCAGCCGCACATCGTCCTCCTTGGTGCTGTTGCCGCAGAGAAGCCGATGCCTCCCCAGAATCCAGACATCTCCGGGCGCCGATATAGGAATCTCCGAAACCTTCGGAGCCGCGTCAGGATCGGTGGCCCCCATCGTGCCGCTCGCAAGCAGCGCGTCAATCCCGCCGAATCCGGTCAGGTCCAGATCAAACCCCGCCTCCTGCAGCCCACGAAGCTCCAGCGACAGCATGTCGTCATTCCACCCGGCATTCATCGCCAGCTGGTTGTCCGCCAGCACATAAGCCCGCTTCTGCGCCTCGGTCCATCCCTCCGCAACCATCACCGGACCCTCAGCAAACCCCAGCTGACGCGCCGCCAATACCCGGCAATGCCCCGCGATGATCATCCCGGTCTCATCGACCAGAATCGGGTTGGTCCAGCCCCATTCCTTCATCGACGCAGCCACTTGCGCCACCTGCGCATCCGAGTGCGTCCGCGCATTCCGCGCATACGGGATCAGCTCGGAAATCGCCCGGCGCTCGACCTTGTCCGCCGGCCAGCGAAAATCCTGTGCATGCTGCATTAAATTTGGCTCATGTCTACGATTAGAGTTTTTGCGGCGCCCACCGTCTCC